TGTTAATAATTTCAAGCATTTAATCACCCCACTAATCCATATTTGACTTGTGCAAACCCAGCCACGTTTTTATGTGTTAATGTAACCTCAACTCTCAAACTCGTTGTAAACCTAATAATATTAGGCGTTGTAATAATTAGCGTGTCTGTGTGAGAAATATTTACAAATTGACTTAAATCAATTAATTTATGCGCATCAGTTGCCAGAACACCAAAGTTTATTGTTTTGTCTTTGCCGTAACCCATTACGTTAAAGCTAAGATATAACTCGCCATCAATATATACGTCCATTTTGTAGGTTTCTGTCGTGGTAGAAGAACTTATTCTTAAGCAGTCTATAAACCCACTTCCGTTAACATTTAATATATCTGTTACTGTAGTAGAAAGGGAACTTGTACTAACAGAAAGTGTTTGATAATTTGTGCAGGCTTTAACGATGCTATTTTCTCCGTCTGACACAATTAAATGATTCAACTTCCCCATAACCGTACCAGCCGTAATCGTACCACCTGCATCCGTGGTATTGCCAATTCTCTGTACAACCCCATCCACAGAGTTGTTATTGATTGCATTCTGTAACAGCGTTGTCAAATCCTTCGAAACATAATTGCATAGATACTCCCATGCATCCCACATGGTATCTATGGTAAGCTGCCCTGCAATCTCCCCAGGCACACCGATATTTTGCACCATGGTAGTCATTAAATCATAGGCTTCATAAAGGTTCTGATACAGCACCACCAGTGCGCCGTACTCGTTACTGCTGGGAATTGCACTTGAAGAAAACAAGCTTTTCACCACATGGATTTTGAAAGATTGTGTACTCAAAATTTCCACATTATTCTTGAACAAAATAATCTGTACTTCCAAGTCATTGGCAACAGCTAACGCTTGCGAAGTCAATTCAAGCTGACATCTTCCTGCGGTTGTATTAGTGATTGCTCCATTATTATAAAATTCCGTTCCGTCAGCCTTTTTACCATAAATTCTAACCTCATGCCCTGTGAGATTAATTGCAGTGCTGCCATCTAACAAAACAACGTCCAAAAATCGGCTTTTTGCATCATTTTGAACCGCTGTTATAATGCTTGTTACTTCTTTATTTACATCAATTTCTAATTTCTTATAAACCTGTGCCATTTATAACCACCTCCATTTCGGTTGTATTTCCACTTTCGTTACATTTCCTGTCCAACTGATTGTATTCGCCCCCACTTGAAATCGTGGGAAATCCAAAGCAGAAAAGGAATTGTTTTTATTCATCGTATCCTTGTACACTTCCTGTAGCTCACTATTGATTGTGACATAGCCATCAATTCCAGTAATCGTGTAGCCTGTTCCATTAATTGTGATTGTGACATTCCCTGTACCATAAATCGTGAGGATTGGTTCATTGTAAACTGTGCCTTGATTGTAAATGGTTGCGCCTGCCATAAGGCTCATTTCTTCATCTGCTTTATCTACGGAATACTTGAAAGGGAAACAATCGAACTGAACTAGGAATTTTGTGAAGCTTCCAAGTATACCGTTCATATCTACTTGATTTTTTACTATCACACGATAGCTTTTATACGGTTCATTGGAAAACGTAATTTCTCCATAACCATCTAACCATGCATTAATCTTTTCTGCATACTGAGGTACATTTTTCCCCTTGTTTTTAATGGCACACTCCACTTCTTTTGTATAATTCAGATAGGTCCCTTCATCGTTATGTAGTACACCGTTTCTTCCGGGAATCTTGATTTCTGAAACCGTTCGCTCCGGTTTGGTGATGGGAGGAACTTTTGTCACGATAATACCCATGTCAGTGCTTCTTATCTCTTTAAATGTGAAATAAGGCTGCATGATTATTTCCCCCCTCTCGCTGAACTGCGCTGTTTTCTCATAAATTCACCCACTCGCAAGAAGTCTGACACATCCCGATCACGCCCATTATTTACATTTGCAATCTGTAATACGAAATCGCCTTCATTGATTGTAGTGGCACTAGAGGTATTGGTAATCTGCTGTCTCGCAATATCCACCCCAGCCCTGAGGGTATCACGAATGGATTGCTCAACATCTGCAGCACGGCCTTTCCATGGTTTGATATATCCATCCACAGAATAATCGCCAATCTCTTCAAATTCACGGGAAGGTGAATTGATATCCAATTCATCCCTAGCCGCTTCGATGGCAGCTCTCACAGTCCTTGTAATCGTCTTTACAACTTCTGATTCCCCATGCTCAATGCCCTTTGCCATACCTAACATACTTTGATAGCCTATTTCCACAGACGCATCCTCTAATACACTGATTTTTTCAATCAACATATCCGTGTAGGTTTGCATCTGCTCTTGAATCAAAGCCTGGTCAGCTTCCCATTTTGCGAGGACTGCTTTCATTCCATCGCCGCTTTCCCCATCGCTTTTTCCTTTGGGGGCTTTTTCATCTCCTTGGCCTTGGTTTTGATAGCCTCCCCCATCCACAATTCCTTTGGTCACGTTTTTCGCAATATTCTTACCCGCATCATATGCCTCTGTATCCAAACCATTGAGATCAGATATCAACTCATCTAAATAGTTGGTTTTCAGATCATCTTTCTGACCTTTATAAAACTTATCTGCAATTTCTTGGGCCTTTTGCTGTTTCTCCTCCCAATCTTCGATATATTTTTGAAAAGAAGCATCACTTTTTCCAAGAAGCTTTTGTGCAACGTCCGCCCCATCCTCAACGCCCATTTCAGCAATTTCATTGAGTAGCCCATCAGAAATGCCCTTTCCTTTTAAATCGTCAAGAGCCTTTTCATACTTATCTAATGCATCAATCTGCTTTTCAATATTCTCAAGTTGAACCTTGCCATCATCGTCTCGAGAGAATAACTCTCCGTAATCCGCCAAATTGTCAGCCATTTTCTGTTGCTCTGCAACAATATCATTGTAAATGGATAGAACCTCTTCAAACATTTCCTGGGTAGAATCGACCCATGCTTCTTTATTTCCCTGTAAATATTTGTCCCGCTCTTTTTTCGTATTGGTAATATAGGTTTTTAAGTCAATGAATCCATTTTCATATTTCTTAGATATTGCTTCACTCATTGATTTGTAGGCGTCTTCTAAATTTTTAGCGGCTTTTTCCGCTTCTTTTTCCAATTCCTCCGCCTGTTTTTGTTTCCATTTATAAAGCTCAACATTAACACTTTTCCATTCATCGCTGGATTCCTTGAGATACTTTTTTTGAATGCCTTGCAGCTCATTATAGAATTTCTTTTCTTCCATAACTCCACTATCTCGCAAATACTCAAGTTCCTTGCGGGCATTTTTATAAGATTCCACATTTTTATCAATAGCCTGTTTACTGCTTCTTGCGGCCTTAGTCGTAGACTTGGATGCGGCTGTGGATTTTGAAGAAACCGCCCCAAGATTTTTCTGCAAGTTTTTTAGACTATTAATCTGGGCTTCTACACTTGCCAAACTGGCGGTATCCGCTTCATTGGCCATAGCTTTGGAAAAAGCAAGGGCTGTAAAGCTTCCTGCGGCATCCACTGCTGCTCCCGATTCTTTATTTAACTTATCTACAAGGCTTGTTTTTTGCGCTTCCAAATCCGCAATTTGATTCTGTATTTTCTGCTGGATTAAGTCTTTATAGGCCTGTTCATTGATGGTGATTGCGCCTGTTTCTTCATCAATAGCAAGGGCCATACCATATCCAGCATCAATCAACTTTGCCGCTGTTGCATGGGAGATTTCTCCCGCTTCTGCCTGTTCTTTCAGTGCGTTGGTTGCCAAATCAACACTTGCATTTACCGCATTGGTGGCATTGCTCAATTCTTCAAAGGCAACTTTATTGTTTTGTGCTTGCGCCGCAACTGCGCTAATGGCTTCCCCTGTTTTATCAATCTGCCGTTGTAGGGCATTATATTTACCTTGAGAAGATTCTATTTCTTTGCTTAAGGCAATCTTAGAATTACGAAGCTCCACATTCTTTTGTTCCAAAGCATAGGTACTATCCCCAACCTCACGCAAAGATGCAATCTCTTTGGAATTTGAAGCAATCAGCTTATCCGCTTCTTCAATCATTGCCTTTGTATCCTGAATCTTTTTTTGCTCCGCTTGCTGTTCGGCAATCAGGCGTTTCATTTCTTCCTCTTGCCGTAACTTTTCTATGTAGGCCTCCATATTATCGGCAAGGACAAGATAACTACCGCTTTCACTGTCAAGGATTAAAACCTGTTCCCCTAGCAGAGTATTGATTTCTTCCGCCCTGGTTGCCAGCTCTGCTTGTTGTCCTGCCGTTTTTTCGGTGATAGCATTTAGCTCCTGAAATCTGGCAATGGCACTTTCCGCCGTGGTCAAATCATACAAGCGATTTTCTGAATCCCCTTGAATGGTTTTCATGGTTTCGCTATATTCTTCACCAATGGCCGTAATGCTGTCTTTGAATTCCTCTGCTGCTTCCTTCCCTGCCAGCATATTTGCAATAAAGGATCCCGCAATCACACTAGCCAATGCGGCAATGGCAGTAGCGGCCAAACCAATGGGGGTTATGTTTAATGCTGTGGTAAATGCAACGGTAGCCGCAGTTCCTGCCGCTGTTGCTGTTCGATAGGCAGACACCGCAGTGGTTAAAGCACCAACCCCAATTGCCGCTTTTCCGGTCAAAGTCATCATAGGACCAATGGCTGCGGTAATAGCCAATATCTTAATAATATTTTCTTTTTCCGCTTCATTCAGGTTAGAAAACCATTTACCTAAATTGTCAACGCCCTCGATGGCATTGTTCACCATAGGTAAAAATTCACTGCCCATGGTAATGGCAATATCATTTAAGGTATTCTTTGCAATCTGGATTTGACTGGCTGTGGTGGCATAGCGTTTTTCCGCTTCCGTAGCCAGGGCGGTATTATCCATCCACGCCTGATTTGCCAAATCCAGATTTTTTGTTAAAAGTCCGTTGGATGTGGCCATTGCAGCCACCGCATTAGACAGGCGAATTTCTGTAATACCCAAGTCGTCTAAGGTTGCAACAACACTGCCACCGGAACGCTTAATTTGTCCTAACCCATCAATAAACGCAGCCAATGCCTTTGAAGGATCATGCTTCCATATTGCAGAAAACTGCTCCGCAGTCAAATTTGCAACCTTTGCAAAATCCCCTAGTCCTTCGGAACCGGTTGCGACCATTACTTCAAACTGCTTTACTAACTTAGAAATGGCACTGCCCCCGGCTTCTGCTTCAATGCCAAGGGAGGAAATTGTCGTAGCAATGGCCATTATCTGGGGTTCTGTGAATCCAACCAAATCCCCTGCTGCCGCCAACCTGGAGGACATTTCCACAATTTCAGATTCAGTGGTAGCGGCATTGTTCCCCAGCTCAACAATGGTAGAACCCAACCGCTCATAATCGGCAGGATCAAGCCCCGTTATGTTTGCCAATCTAGCCAAACTATCCGCCGCTTGGTTTGCAGATAAATTCGTACTCTCCCCTAAGTCAATCATTACTTTTGTGAAAGAGAGTACGTTTTCTTTCTCAATACCAAGCTGTCCGGCCTGTTCCGCTACGCTGGCAATATCATCTGCAGTAGCAGGAATATCCTTTGACATTGCCCTGACTCCATCAGAAATCTTTCCCAACTCTTCCACGGTTCCGTCTACCGTTTTTTCTACTCCGGCAAATGCGCTTTCATAGTCAATCATGGCTTTTGCAGAATAAGCGGCACCCGCTGTAATAGCCGCAGAAAGTACAGTCATTTTTCTTCCTTCACTTTCTAAATGTTCTCCTGCTTTTTGTGCATCATCCGCAAATTGCTGAAGCCTGGCAGAATTGATATTTCTCATTTCTGCATTCATTTCGTTCAAATTGGTTGTAACCGTGTGAATGTTAGCAGAAATCATATTTAGTGTATTGGCTTGCTTATTGTAAGCCATCTGTGCCTTAGCGGCTTCTTTTGAACCCTCACCAAATTGAGCATTGGCATCTTTCAGAGCTTTTTCTAAGACATCCAACTTTGCCTTTTGCTTCTCATATTGCTGGGTAAGGAGAGACATCTTTCCTTTTTGATTCTCAATCTGTTTTGTTAATACCATAGATTGGTCTTTTAGCTTGTTTGTGCTCTTGTCATTCTCATCATAAGCCGAAGTCACACTTTTCATTTCGGCATTCAGCGCTTTCATTTCACTATTAATTTTCTTAACAGATTCTCTAAATTCCGCTTCACCCGCTATGGATATACGAGGGCCAATATCATAAGACATATATTCACCTCCTAAAAAATAAACATGAAAAAAGCACCCTTTAAGGATGCTTTACAAATCTAAATCATATGCTATAATAGAACTAAGTAGGAAACCGCCACAAGGTGGTTGACCTCAGTAGAGCTAAGCTACCCTAACCGGCCAAAGTTATGTGGGTAGCTTTTTTATTTTCTCTTATCTATGTAAGAGAGAAGTGCTATCAAAAATAAGCCAAATGTAAGCATTATCATAAATACTTCATATGTACCCATAGCACCACCCAATCCTTAGTTAAAATTGGAGGCCAACTACCCAACACGGTTTCCATTCCTTTATTTTACCATATTTTTCAAAACCATACAACTTGTGAATATCAGCTTCTAACCACTAAAACAAATCCGGAATCAAGTCCTCATCCGTGACAATCTCTTTCATTTTTGCACCTTGGCTGATCTGGTGACAAGCAATCAAATCACTCAAAAGTCCGATAGGCGTAGCCATTACTTCATAAGTCTGCATATTAAAAAACCTGCCGTAATAGAGAAACCACGCAAGCGTTAATTCGTCTGCGTGGTTTCTGCGTTTTTTGTATCTGTCTCTACTTCTACCTCTCTTTTTAAACCAATTGCAATTGCCTCCATAACAGCAATTTTCATTTCCGTACATTCATACGGTCCCATGGATAGCTCTGCATCTTCCTTTGAAAGTAGATTCCCATCTTCTCCAAACAATTGGTATTTATACTTTACGCCCCATTCATTGAGTAGGAAAAATAGCCACATAATGTTATGAATCGCATCTGGTTCCTTTGTCATGTCCATTGCTACTGTTGTATTGTCCAAACTCCCAAACTTTGCATGACACTCCGCATAAGCTTGCAGGGAAAAAGCAAGGGGGTAGGCTCTCCCCCCCACCTCCCGCTCAATCATTCTAACGCTTTCATTTTTCATCTGAATACCTCCCCTTATGCAGATTTCTCCCCAAGGATAGCCTTAATATAGGCTCTAGCCTCACCCTCTGTGTCAAAAGTTGCTTCCCGCTTCCAAGCATGATTTGCACTATCATCACGCATAATTGTTGCCGCAATTTCAGAGGTTTGCCATTCAATGGTACCTCCTTGGGTAGTTGCCGCCTCATCAAAAATAGAAAATTTAATCTTTGTGAATACCACTGCCCGCCATTTTAAAGCACCGTCTTTTTTCTTTTTGATAATAAACCCAAACCCTAAGTAGGGCGGATTCATGTTATCATCATAAATTAATTCACTAACAGTCTCTCCTCCAACCGCTATGGTTTTTGCTAGAATACCTAAAATCAAGGAACTTGCTTCCTGCATAAGATCATCCGTTGTCACAGATAGCTCGCCACCTCCAAAGGTACTGTCTGTTTCAGCAACACCATTGTCAGCATAGAGATTATTATCTTTTCCAGCTTCAATGGAAGTTGACATTTCAACCATCTTTCCCAGAACCTGACCTTTTGTATATGTAACAACACCATCCTCTGTTGCATTATATTGTGCAACATAAGGATAACTCAAACCGATTTTTGCCATAATCTCAACACTCCTTTATACTTTTTTACATTCTTGCTCAATTACTTCTTGCATCTTGCGAATTGCTTCATTTTTCTTCCCCTGGACAGCCGGCTCCACAAAGGGCGTTGCATTCCTTACACTGGATCCGCTCTCTATGGAACGTGCCAAAAGCTGGTTAGGAAGTCCATTAGGATATTTCTTTGTTGCATAACTTCCATACCCATCAAATCCGATTTTTGTACCGTAGGTTCCTGGAGCTTCTTCTCCAATTGGCGCTATTCCCAAGGAATCCAATAAGTCTTGTTTTTGAATCCTTGGTACACCCATAAACTGCTCTCCCGCCCCTAGCATTCTGAATTTATCCTCCGGTAGCGCTTCTAAATTATTTCTGATTTCATCTGCCACCAATCCTGCTGCTTCATAAACCGCCTTTTCCGCAATTGCTTGCGTATTTGCCTCCATTCTGGACAGCATTAACATAAATTCATTCGTTCTCCTAAAAGCAATCTTGGCTATCATCCTCACCCCAATCATAATCTACATCCACATACCATTCATAGTGAATAAACCCGGTATCATCTTCATACTGCACAGAGTTTAACCTCCATGGAATTTCTGCATCGTTGAATTTTCTCTGGATCCTGAAAAAATCATGGTCGAATTCATCCTTGGTAAAGAAATGTACTGCACAGCGGATAGCCTGGTGGGTGGCTTTATTATCAGCGTGTTTTGCGCCACTTTGGGTAATCTCACTCCAAACAATATATTTATTGCCGGGCTTTAGGGGTTTGTAGTGAAAAACACTTTCAGTAATGGTAATCAGAACATCCCTCAACTCAATCATTGTCATAGTTGCTTTCCACCCTTTCCAGTAACAATTCCATTTCTTTTGGTTTGGTATTTTCTATGTAAACAACCTTTTTTACTTCATATTTATTATTGCTACCCAGAAAAACCGCTTTATCTTGAGCACTTACCTCAGTCCGATAGGGGCATCTCACAATTTCATCTATCTTAATATTCTGCTGCAAAGATTCATGAAACCGTGTGTGGCCTATTGTGCGCCGCCGAAATCTCACACGCACTTTTTCCACAATACCCTCTTTCGGCATATTACCTTTCTCTGCAATATTTCCTACTGTGTATATTGTGATCACACCATCATTGTATATCTGCATTTTTTTCTTGTTCATAGTTCTTCACCTCCTGATGGATTTGCAACATCATCAATTCGTGAAGGTAGTTCTGTTGGAACTCATTTAAGGCACCGCTATTAACATACATGGCATATTCAAAAAGGAGGGCTCTGGCTTGCCCCTCCTTTTCATAATTTTGTTTCCCACCCGCTGCATGATTCAGATACTCCACGCCTCGTGATACAATGCCTTTTATTTTTTTATTGGTATCCGCATCATCCCATGTAATATCAAGATAATTTTTCACAGCCTCTAATAATTCTTCCATTATCCTGTCACCGCCTCTATGGCTGCTAAAATATCTCCTTTTAAATTGCGACTACTTAGCCCGGTAATACCTAGGGATTCCGCATATTCCAACAGTTCCGTTTTGTTCATACCCTCGGTATTGCAGGCGGATGTGCTAAGCGTCGCCATTAGGGGTTTTCAGGTTCACCTTCACCTTGGGAAGTACCGCCCTCACCATTAGTGATTGCCTCATTTGTCTGTTTAGGCTCCGAGGTATTGGTTACCTTTACCTCCAGCACATAGTTTTCCAAATCTTCAATATTCAGATATACAAAGGCGTTTTCGTCTTTTGGTCTACCATTGCCATACAGCTTTGCACGGTATAATCTTTTATCTTCTTTAAACATTGCATGGTCGGAGTGCTCAATCTTTCCCCCTTTTCCAGTTCCAAGACCCATGAAGTATTGCTTACCCAATCCAATCACCGCACGCCCTGCAGGCACCGCCGTAGACTGAATTGTTTTTGTTGGATAAGGAAATACATCACTTCTAAATGTACCATCCGTTGCTCTTACTGTTGTGGCAGGGAAAACCTTTGTAAAATAGTCTGTAGGATTTACCACCAAAAGTACAGAGGGAATGGGACGTCTTTTATTATTGGGTGCCTTGGATAACGTATCAAGCAGACCTCCATAGGTAGGAGCATCCAATTTTGTAATTGCCACCGCTGTTTTATGGGGGTGTACACCATCCACTGCACCGCTTAATGCCCTTGTCATGCCCAAAGGTTTTTCATTACCATCCCCATCAACGATAGCAGTTTCCAAACCAACAGCGATGGCCTCGGCCAGAACTGTTCTTACATAACGATCCAACCATGCGGGACCTAAATCAAGCATGGCATTGCAGACCGGAATATACGCAGAAAGTTTTGTGCTACCCAATTCCAAAATAGAGAAGGTTGCAGACAGTTCATCCACAATTTCTCCAAACAATTCACCCCACCCAGCGGTGCCGGATGTGGCAGAAAGCAACCACTTAGTAACCGCTCCCGTGTTCTGAAAATCCACCTCATTCAACAAGGGATGATTCTCCTGCAAATATGTGAAAATCTCATCAATAACGGTGGTGGGCATCACATCATCAATCAAAGTAATTGCTTGCTTTGGATCCACGGATTTCATAGCATCAATCACTTTTTGATAATATGTATTTTCCTGACTGGTGAGCTGTCTTACTCCCCTTTGGGCTAAAATACTCGAATCAGCCCCCTGCACAGCCTGATTATATTCTTGCATAACCGCTTCCTGAACATTGTTGGCCAAATCCTTAAAGGCTTGGTTAAACTGCTCAGGGTTATCCTCTGTAATTGCCGAGTTCATTCTTTGCAAAATGACGTTTCTTTCCTCCTGAATTAGATCAAGACTTTTTATAGCAAAAAACTGTAAATCCATTTTCATTTTCATTTTTTTCATGTAATCTCTTCCTCTCTAGAAATAAAATTAACATCCTTTTACGGATGTCATAAACTTTTGTAATCTATTCTGTTGTGGTTTCGCCGGAGGCTGTGGGGTTGGTTCCTTGGGTGGTGTGGCCAACTGCTTTAATTTTGCAACCAGCTCCAAGTTTTTTCGTTGCAATGCCTCATGACTCTCTTTCAGTGCTTCCGCCGCTTTTGCCATATCCACTTGCCGCTCCCCGATTTCATCACATAGACCATACTCAAAGCACTGGGTGGCAGTCAACCACGTTTCAGCCGCCATAATTTCTATAAGCTGCTCCTCGTTTAATTTTCCGTTGGACTTATCCAAGTAGGCTTGACGATTGCCTTTCATGATAGCCTCTAAATCCTCGGCATTTTTACGATGTTCTCTAGCATTGCCTATAGACATATTCCACATATCGTGTAACATTTGCATGGTGGGGCTTGCCATTACTACTTTGTCGCAAGCCGTTAATATATAGGATGCCGCCGAAGCCGCAAACCCGTCCACATAACCGGTAACATAGGCTTGGTGTCTTTTTAATTGGCTATGAATACCCATGGCCTCTTTCACATCTCCGCCGTAGCTATTGACATATAAATTGATAAACTTTGCATTTGGGTATTTTGCAAGTTCTTCCCTGAAATGATTTGCCGAAGTTTCGCTTGTAATCACCTCATCATTCCACCAGTCATAACTATCAGGCTTAATGCTTTCATAGATGTACATTTCAAGAGTATCCGACGATACAGATTGCTCAAGTTTCCAAATTGTCCTCATTTTTTTCACCTCCCTTCAATGCCCGCAAGGCATCCTCTACTAACTCGTAATTTTTTGTAATAAAGTGCTGTTTTGCCCAAGGTTCATCTATGGAATTTTCACCGCACAATTGCAAAATATCATTCACGCAGAAAACACCAGAGCCGATTAATTTATCAATGGACGTAGAAATACTAAACAAATCAATATGCTTAATGGCACGTGTATCAATTTTCAGATACGTCCCTTCCGAAAAAGCTTTATACCCATAACGCTTGCGAATGATTTCCTCCTGTATCATATCTACCAAAGGATCCACAGCAAATGTTAGCGTGAAGTCCAGTGCATCTTTGGTGCCTTGCACATCACCACGCAAAAGAGATGGATGGATACCAAAGCCCTTAGCAGTAAAATCAGAAATATCATCAATCATTGCTCTAATATCCCTAGTGGTTTCCGCTGCATAGGTTTTCTGGGCGGTTTCATCCACCTTTTGCCCTTTGCCCAAGGGTAGGACTGCATTATCCGATTCAATAAATTTTTTAAACTTATTCTTTATTAAATCATCAAAATTCTTTCTTTCTTCACTCCCGGCAACGGGCAATGTATCATACTCGAAAAGAAATTTTCTTCCCCTTGATTTTTGATAGGCGTTTATGCTGTACTGAATCAGTTTTTCATACTCGCCATATAAATCATTGACCACCTGTCGCATGTTTTTATTATTTAACTCAAAAAACAATACATCTGCCTGGTAAAAAGTCTTTTGAAATGAAAAATCGCCCACAGTTACCTCCGTGAACGTATTTTCAAATAAAACCTTTTCATTTTTTGTGTAACTATCCGCAACCAGCAATTGTTCCCCAATACAAATTACAAGACACTCATTATCTCTGCACAGTTTTGCAATTAATTTGTGTAAAAATACGCTTGAATTTTGATTCTTATTTGGTTCGTAGTTCCACAAATAATACTCACTGCCCTTTTTTTCTTCTCCCTTCACATAGGTTTTAAACTCGCACTTGCTTAAGGCATTGGCCAGAATATTGGCGGCAGTCCAAAACGCCGCTTCCCTAATGCAAATAGTGGAGGTATATTCTTGCAAAAAATCGTCTATTTCATCACCGGAAACAGAAACACTTTTTCCCCCACCCACTTTACTACTTAGCCATTCTAAAAAGCCCAACTTATCACCCCCTTAACATGTAATGACTGGTATATCATCAAAGCTGCAAGCAGCTTCTTCCAGTTCTTCTTCCCCAATCATGGAATGCACTACAGCCATAAATGGATCCGTCTTTCTACTTTTCGGTTCAATTTTTCCATAATAGAAATTTCCCGTTTCTTCGCCTTTGCTTTTTCCTGCTGATAATAATTTCGTGTTGTTTACAGCCCACCGCAATGGAGGGTTGTCCCCCCAGCTAAACAAATGACGGATAAAAACATCATCTATAACCTTTTGCACCTTGTATATATCATTAGGCCTTACCAATTTCACATTTTTATACTCTTTTGCATCAAACCCTATTTTCCTTAGTTCGCTTGCGACAAGCGCATATTTGTTGTTATCCAATAAGACCAGCTTGATATTATATTTCTGCGCCATTGTTGCGATATAATCACATAATAGCCTGGGGTGAATGGTAACATCATCCACAAGTGTCAAAAGTTCTTCATCTGCCCAGGCCTTCCATGGTGCCTGAATCCTGTCTAAATCTTTGGAATTTAAACACAACCATGAATGATTGATATCATACCTTTCCTCGCCTTTCACGAAATGAAAGTTTACACTTGCCAAGTCGTTAATGGCAGCATAGTCAATCCCAACAGTGCAGCTCCAACCGGACATATCCGGCAACGGCCTGTTGGTTGGAATAACATTTTCCTCAAAGTCTGTTACTGCCAACTCCCGATTGGATCTGGGGAAATTCATTCTTTTTGTATAAAACTCCGTCTTGATTTCTTCGGAATATTTCATCTTACCAAACTCTTTTTCCATGGTATCTTGCAAAATAGGCAAATACTTCAAAGAAGGATTTGCTTTGTGCCACATATTCGGATTGTATATTTCTTTTTCACTGTTGATTTTATAAAGCAAAGGAAGGGTTTTGGAATTTTGTATTACACCATTCAAAATGTCATAACATACTCTCAATTCATTATCCAAAACCCCCTCCCTTACATGACCGTTTGTTGTGATTTTAAAAATACGAGAATGCTTGCGCTTACCAAAACCACTGGTAAAAACGTTGATAATCTCATAACTCATGTACTCGTGGATCTCATCAAAAATAAGACAAGCAGAACGCTTACCGTCCTTCGTTCTGGCATTGGAAGTATGATATTTGATCACGGATCCAGTCTTTAGATTTCTAATTAGTTCTTTGCTTTTGTAAAAAAACTTTTTTAGTTTCTTCCAGTGTCGCTCCAATACATCATAAATATCATTAAAAGAAGTTTCTGCCTGGTCCTCTGAATTTGCTATGATTTCTATGTTATATCCTTTTACACCATGATAGTGTGTGCTTAGGTACCAGCTTACTGGAGAAATAAATCCATTTTTACCATTTCCTCTGCCCATCATGATGATATATTCATCAAAAACAACAGTGTCATTGTCCAAATTATAGCAGTGAATCAATGCAAATAAAAAAAGCTCCCAATCAAAGAGCTGTAACTCAAAATATTTTTCTGTTAATTCAACGGCCTTGTTTATCTTGTCCACATCAATAAACACATTGGGTTTATTTAACCCTCCTTCAACAATGTGCAGGGCCATGAAAATTTCATCCCCGACAATAACTTCACCGCTGTACACACCGTCCATGTAATCATCAATATAGGGGTGATAGGATTTTTTTCTACATCTCTTCATCAGTATCATCACCCACCTGACAAGATGGTTTTAGCGCTAAATAATCCAAAATACATAGCATTTGTTTATTAACTTTCAATAATTGTTCCACACTTTCGTTCTTTTTTATGCCCGCTTGGCCTCCTCCATTATTATAATTTACCGTTACTCCTCTGCCTTTTATATCTGCTAACAATGCATTTTTTGTATCCCATAATTCTAGATAATCCCGTACTAAATCAAGATAATATTTGCCTAGCGAGCCATTCCGTTCTAGCTGGTCAACTAGATCTTTTTCCAGTCCTTTTCTTGTAATTTGCTTCATACCCCCACCCCCCTCACGTGTGAAATGAATATTTCTGAATTGTCTAAACCCTCCTGAGTAACAGCCAAAATCTTAAACTGCGTTTTTTTCGACCGGGGGGTATCACCATTTTTCCTCGGTCAACGGCTTCTTTTTTTCGTACTTTCCCATTCGCTCCGGATGGCATTCTGTTTCATGGCAATACTTGCACACGCTGATAAGATTTCGCTCTTTCATCCCACTTTCATTTGTGTAATAACTGCTTAAGCATAGCGAAGGAAAATGCCTCAGCTCTTTTATATGATGTACTGTTGTTGCCTTCGTGTATCTCTTATATTTATTTTTGCACACTTGGCATTCAAAATGGTCTTGATCAAAAACCTCCCTCCTCTTCCTTCTCCATTCAGGCGAAGTATAAAACCTATGTACATCGCCGCTTCGTATCAAAGCAATTAATTCAGGTAACCGCTCCATTGCTTCACCCTCTTTCTTGTAATAAAAAAGGACACCCATTGGCATCCTTCATCATACATCTATTTATCATATTCAAACACTTGACCACACTTATCACAAGCTCTGGTTCCATTCTTCGACCACTGTAGTGGCACTGTAAACTTTCTGCAGTTTGGGCACTTAAGATATTTAAATCTAATCCTATATGAAACAGTAAAGAATAGACAATATGCGGTAATGAGGACTAATTTAAGATTAAATTCATTAGGAAAAAAAGATGCAATCCAGCATATAGCACCAATGCAATAAGCCACAATACTTATTTTAGTCTTTGTCCTACTTAGCATATTGCCACCCCCATGTTCCCTTAATCATATATCTATTTATCATACTCAAACACTTTTCCACAATTAATGCAATCCTGTGTTCCACTCTCTGACCACTGCGGCTCGACAGTTAACTTTCTACAATATGGGCATCTAAGATATTTAAGTCTAATAATAAGCACAGCAATCCAAAGAACCGGCAACGTCCACGAGAGAATTTCTCGTAATACTGATTGCCTTTCAATAAAAAAAGTAATGCTAAAAATAACAATAACTAAATAGTACAACACAATATATGCTCTTGCATATGATCTTTTCAGCATATTTCCATCTCCTAGGTTTCTTTAATCATATATCTATTTATCGTATTCAAACACTTTTCCGCAGTTACTACACTTTCGTGTTCCATTCTTTGACCACTGCGGCTCAACTGTTAACTTTTTACAATACCGACATCTAAGGTACTTACCCCCAGTTATCCTGAATCACATAGCTATCTATCATACTCAAATGGTTTCCCACACTTTTTACAATGCTTGGTCCCACTCTTCGACCATTGTAGTGGGGCAAATGTTTTTCCACAGTACGTACATCTTATATACTTATCTCTAATAAATACTGCAGCACCTTGAAAACCACACGCTATCATATAGCCGTTGGGGCCATGTATCCAGCTACTACTATCTATAAAAAACGAAATAGTCATAATAACAAAAAACAAAGCATACAACATAATAGCTGCTCTGCCATAAGACCTTTTCAGCATGTTCCCACCCCTTATATATAACTACAAAAATACAATACCATATTTTTACAATCATAACAAGGATTGTTTGGACTTCTATAACGTCTAGTAAATATTGCCCAAATTATGTATGCTACCATATTAACTCATAAGTAAACACATTTGGTGCCAACTTTATTTTTTTGTGGATAAAATCCCAAAGAATTTTAATTTCATTCTGAAAAATGCCCTCCTGCTCATTGGTACATCCAAATGTTCATACCTTATCCCATCTACTACATTGCTCAGTATGTATGGATAAAACTCGCTACCCGCCTCCATTGCCGACTGTTGGATTATTTCCAAATCCCTTTCAAGCTGCATCCGTTTAAGTGCCATTTCCCCCGTCCTGTCAGATAGTTTGTTCCCTCTTCCATTACTGTCAAATCCCGGTGAAGAAAGCTCCGTAATAGAACGTAACTGTAATTGCTTTTCCCGATATTGCTTACAAAAGTATTTCAATTCACGATATCGGTCAGGAGAGATATTATAATTTTGCATTTTTAGTTCTCTATCTTTCTTCATCGTCCACCACCTCTCCTTTAACTTGTCCACATTGCTGTGGATCGTTTAAGCAATGGTTTTTACATTTCGCTTTGTTCATACAATCCGTACAGCAGATATTTCCCCGCATATGGTCACAATTAAATATTTGGCAAGATCTAAACCTTTTGTTTTTCACTGTTGTTTTCATTCTGCACCCCCCTCATAAATTATCCTCATTCAATCCTCATCCTTTGTGTATTGGTGGATAGAAGGTATATAAACCCAAATCAAAAACCACGCTAACCCATTGACCGGATATGTAGAATCAAAAATTTCCATGAAAGGAAAATCCAATATATCCAAAACCCAAAATATTGCTAAGCAAGCACGAAATAATTTATACATAATTCACACCCTCTCCGGCTTTTTCAAATAATCCAAAAACAAAACGGATCCATTAAATTTAACCCGGTATTCCTCCACATCATTTGCAGTGATATACTTCCGGCCATAATGCTCTTTCATATCCCGCCAGACATTCCAAGGGATGAAGAAAAACTTATCTTTAAGCCCAACGCATACCCCTGTAACCGCTCCCAAATTCATGTGGCTTTCTAAAGCTTTCTGCTGCTCTGCCGTTAATACATCCCGCTTCATCCGGTCGGATGTTGTGGTCTTTGCTTCAAATACTATAGACCTTCCATCCTCAAGGGTTCCTTGGAAATCCGGCTGGGCATGTGCGGTAAATCTCCCCATGAACATTCCATCAATACCTTTATTCAAAACCCGAAAAGGTTCAGGCGTTTTATTGATTTCTGCCCGACCGTCTTCTCTGTATGTATTGCACCCCGCCAGAATTGCACTTTCAAACAAATGTCCTTGAGCGTTATTCGTTGCGTTTTGGTGCTGCCGCTTCGCTGCTTGCTGATTGTAAGCCATTTTATCCTCCCCATTTCATAATTTTTCCATCTTCTTTTAATTTTAAATCCTAAAATACAATAACCTGGGGACAATCCAAATTCTTTTCCTTCTTCAAAATCCAGAATATAAGTAATTTTTATCCATAGAAATTCTCCACTATAAGATTCTCCGTTGTATTCACGCAGTTTCACATAGTCCCCAACTTCATAACCCCGGTCATTCTTTCGTAGCTCAAACTTCTTGATACCCCACTTAACATATCGAAAATACTTGGGCGTGATTTTCAGCTCGTGGAATTTTGTTTTAAGCTTCAAGTTCATCCCTCCCAATAAAATCACAATCCATCAAGCACCAAACCTTATTGGCCCCGCCGTTTTCCTTACACCGCTCACAATTCATGCAAGTACCATCTTCCTTACTGAAACACCTCCGGCACAAACATTTCTCACAATTCGGTTTTCTCTTTTCCTGTTCCATAATCATCACCGCCTAATCTAATTGCTTTTAAATATCTTATAGGGCCAATCTCCTCAGAAAAATATTCACTGCTTTCCACAACCAGATACCCCTTGGGAGGCTGAGGCTTCTTTTTTGGATTGGCTGAATTTATTTTTTTCACAACAACTTTCGGCTGTACCAAATTTCTACTGGTGGTCCATCTTTTTTCATATTCTTTTACATTTTCCTTGGTTATGTATCTTGCCAAGCCTGTATAATCTCCGCCTGGCTCTAATTGAGAAATCATAACCCTACCCAATCCCCACAGCTCCGTTAATTCATTGAGGGTAATATCCATGGCATTCACCAAAAGGTGATGGTGCTCCCGCTTGTCTTCCGCTTCCGTTACTACGATGTATTTTACAGCAGAAAGCCCTTTTTTCTTTCTCCATCGTCTCAGGCGGCTCAAAAAATTCCGCAGCTCCCTTTTGATTTCCTCTCTAGATAATTTGTTTCGATATGTAAGAGTAATAAATAAATCCCCTTGACTGAAATTCGCATTTATCAATCTTGATAATTTCCTTCTAGCTAACTTCAAATTCCGTTCTTTCTGTTCTTCGGAGGTGAGCAATTCATTTTGTCCTCTGTTGTATTTTTTTCCAATGGCTCTTGGTGAGTAATACTCCTCACACTCATATACATCTCCTGCCCATATGTGTTTTCTATATCTTGGCATTGCTTTACCCCTTTCTATAAATAACCATAGCCCTAATGTTAATCTTGTTATCGAGGAGTTAAAGGGCAACTTTGCCCCTAATTTCCTAGACTTTAGAAACAGGCTTTTTCATGGAAAGCAACCCAAAATACTTGTGAAACAATGTACTATGTTATATAATATAAGTACTATATCTTGGGTTTTATCAAAAGCCCCGCCCCTTTTCTACGCCTATAGGAGAGGGGCATTTTCTTTATTCAATTTACCTATTTGTCCCGCTTCATTTTTCTGCGGTGTCTCGCCTTGCCTCAGCCCTGCATCGGTCGGCCAATGTATCTAAGGCTTCATAAAGGTCTGTTCCACCTTGCCTATACTCCATCATTACAGCAGACAGCACCATCCCATCTTTCACCGCAATCGCTCTTGCACCGCCACTTTTTCTAATAAAATATCGCGTGTAGCCCGTTTCCTTTTTCACGGTAGGTGCCATTAATTCCGTATCAATCCAAATAACACCATAAAATGTGTATATAGGCGTGAGCAAGCTTCCCCCATAAATGATGGTAATACCTGCATCATCTGCGGTTACCTCCACCTCATCCGGTAAATCATTTTTCAGTATTCGTGAAGATTCCTCTTCACATCTTGTCAGCCACTTTTCCCTTTTATCATCCGAAACCCCCATTACAGTTAAAACGGTATCCTCGTCCAATACAGGCATGTTTTCCAACCGATAGACAGCGCTGCCTATACTCAGCCATTGTTGACCATCATCATCCCTCATTAATATCGCTGTCTTATTTCTTTTTGCTAGTGATGTAATTTTAGAAAACTTCACATTTTCACCTCACAAACTTATCTCGCTATTTTATTTAAAACCTTGCCCCACCCTTGACACCGCAAGAGAGGGGCATAATTTTTCACCTATTCTTTTTGTTCTTCATTGTCACAAAAATTCCGAGTTTTTTCCTTATTATAGTCGCAGCTACAATCACAAGTTTCCCCGTGGTCTAACGTTGCGCCACAAATAGGGCAAACATCAAATTTACTCATAAAAACCTCCTATATATTCGACCTTGAATCTATCTTGTCTCAAAAAAGAATCTATGCTATAATCAATTTGTCAGTGGTGCTGGGTTTACCAGTGCCTTTTTTATTGCATAAATTCTCATTTTTTCCTCCGTGACTTGT